AATAAATCATAATAAATTATAATAAATAAACTATAAAGAAAATATTATAATTTATATATAGTATAATGGCAGAAATCGCAATACCGATGGCCGCTTTAGGTATAATGTATATTTTATCAAATGATAAGAAAAAAGAAGAAGGATTTAGTGGTATTACATCTTCAAATGTAAACAATGATGGTTTAGTAAATACCAAAGTTCCACCGGAAAATTATCCTGTTGAAAATAAAGAAGGGAGAGATGATATATATACCAACAACAAGTATTCTGGTTTAAATAAAAATACAAACGAACTAGAACTGACTGCAAGTGTAAGAAGTGAAATCGAAAACTACTATAACAAATACACATCGTTGACGGGAGAAGTAAAACAGACATTTGAATTTAAGCACAACAATATGAAACCATTTTTCGGTTCATCTGTTACGCAATCAACTGATTCTGGTTCAAGGGATGGACTTTTAGACTTGTATACTGGGTCTGGTAGCCAACAAATAGAAAAAAAAGCAGAAGCACCTTTTTTCAAGCCACAAAAAGATATGCAGTGGATAAATGGTATGCCATCTACATCGGACTTTATGCAGGAGCGAATGCGTGGAAATGTCACTTCTAAAATGAACAATGCCAAACCATGGCAGGAAATCCAAGTCGGCCCGGGCTTAAACAAAGGATTTACAAGTGAAGGAGATGGTGGATTTAATTCAGGTATGCAAGAACGAGATACATGGAAACCAAAAACCGTGGATGAACTTCGAGTAGATAGTAATCCAAAAAAATCATTTAAAGGACAAATGCTAGGAAAACATGTTGGTCGTAGAGGACCTCGCGGTTCTTTAGGAAAAGTAGAACAGCATAAACCCGATACATTTTTCATTAATAACCCAGATAGGTATTTTACAACAACCGGTGTAGAGAAAAAACCAGCAGCACCAACCACACATGTATTTCGTCCTGAAAATCGATCGTCTACTACACGCGAATATTTTGGAGGTGGTGATACGGCTAACGCAAGTGGTATTTATCAAAGTGGAGAATACCAAGACTCTACCAAACAACAATTAGAAAGTTTAAATGTAGGAACCGCCACGAGAGCCGATGGTTGGACTGAAAAACACGGCAATTATGGTAAATCTGGATACAAATCTCTCCCAAATTCCAGAACTTTAACTGGTGAAACCAAAACAATGGGGATTGTTGGACGAGGATTATACGCGATGGTTACTCCCATTTTAGACGCGATTAAACCAACATTAAAAGAAAATGTAGTTCATAATATTAGAACGCTTGGAAACACATCTGGAGGTAAAAATGGAGTATCTAATTCTAGGGTGTGGAATCCATCTGATATTGCAAAAACCACTATTCGCGAACAAACTGAAAATACCGAATATACAAAACATGGTGGAACTGCGTTTGACGCTGCTTACTCGAATACCGAACATCAATCTGTCGGACAAAACCGCGATACCACTACATGTTCTTACATTGGAAATAGTAATGCTGGCAACGCACAGCATAAAGGACAAGTATATAATACTGCTTACAATACTTCATTAAATCCAAATAAACAAGTTATATCAAAGGTAGATAGATTTCAAGCAGGAAACCAACCTATTTTTGACGGCAATCAAAATGTAAGTAATTTACGAAACCGAAGCACAGTTCCATCTCAAATCACTCCTAATATGCCCAAAAGCACAAGTAGTGTTGAAACATATGGAGCACTGAGTGGTAAAAATACACGGGAGAGAAATCAAACTGGACGATATGATCCTAATTTATTACAAGCATTCAACGATAATCCTTATTCACAATCATTAAGTAGTGTCGCATAAATTTTTAACAACATAATCTAACAACATAATCTAACAACATAATCTAACAACATAATGTATTATCAATATAAATACAATACATTATGTATAATTATTAATGAATGATTTATTTTTTAAAAATGATACAATTAATTATAATTTTAATAACAATATAACAGACATTTATACATTTCATAAATCAATCATCGGTAAACTTAATTACTTTATAGATAATAAAAAAATACCACATATAGTATTTCACGGACCATATGGCGTTGGCAAACGAACCATTTTAAACCATTTTATTGAAAAAATATACGATAATAATCAAAATTTTATTAAAGAATATGTTATGTATGTTGATTGTGCGCATGGAAAAGGTATCCGTTTTTTCAGAGACCAGTTGAAATTTTTCGCAAAAACCAATATTCAACATAAAAACAATATAATGTTTAAGTCTATCATATTATTTAATGCTGACAAATTAACGATGGACGCCCAGTCGGCTTTGCGGCGTTGTATTGAAAAATATAGCAACAATACCCGTTTTTTCATTATTGCTGAAAATAAAAAACTGCTTCTTAATCCTATATTGTCGCGTTTTTGCTGTATTTATATTCCTATGCCAGAAGCAAACAACGACTATGTAAATTTTTATAATATGTTGTTTGATAATTATAATAATACCGAGTCTTATAAAAAACTTATAAAAATAAAAAATATTATAAAAGGAAAACAAAGTTGCGATACACTTATTAATTGTATGAATACATCTAAAACGCTGTATAACAAAGGGTATAGTTGTTTAGATGTAATGGATTACTTATCGAAATCATCCGGAAATCAGTTAATATTATTATATTTTGATAAAATTAGAAAGCAAATAAGAAATGAAGAGTTGTTGATGTTTTATATTTTGTATTTTGTATTTATGCGGAAAAATATGGATTTAGAAAATATTTTATAATTTTAAAATGGACGACTACAATATTAATGTATTGTCAGAAGCTAAGAACGAATACTCTTGTCGTTTATTAAGTATATTAACCCCTGTTGTTATTGATGGCGTGAAATCAATATTTAATGATGCTGAACGATTGTGTATTGAAAATGATGAAGTCGATAAATATCTAATGACTTTTCAAAATTTTCTATCTCGTGTTCCAAAATGGAACGAATCACTAATTGAGGAAGAATCTTCTAGAATTATTAGTTCAACTGGTTGTAATTATTTAGAAGATTTAATAACATGTGTTCACATCGCCCAATTAAAGGTATTAACAAGTGTTCGCGTGTCACAAAAACAAAAAAAGATTGATTTAGATATTCCCAAATTGTCGTTGTTTATACATCAAGTATATAGCTCATTTGCCAGAAAATTGTATAAAAATGTGTATTTGTTTGAAAAAATAATTACACCACTTCAATATCAAAAAAATATGCGTGAGTGTGAAATTTTGTGTAAAGAAAGTATTTTAGAAGTAATTAGAAGTAGTATTCCAGTTGAACAAATATTGCGCTCTTATATTGACGAAACGGTCGATGAAGAAGTGGTTCATGAAATTAGTGAAAAAGAAATAGAAAAAGAACTCGATGAGTCAGTTGAACGAACCGATAAAAATAATGAAGGCGATGGTTTAGATGAGTTTAGTAAAACTCCTATATTAAAATTAGAGAAAAACGAGTTGTTGAACACAGAAAATAGTTTCTCAGATACATCAGCATCAGAATCTGCGACCCGTGATGTTACAAATACAGCAACCCCTTCAGACACAGAACTATTCGAAACCAAGTCGTTACTAACTTTTAATGATATGGATAGTGTATTGGATATGGGAACAAATAAAGAACAAGAAGTGGAAGCACCAAAAACAATTGAGCGTTTAGAACAAATTAGCGAAGTTAATATGCAACGAAGAAAAGAAGAAGAAGATGAAGAAGATGAAGAAGATGACAATTTAGAAATATTTGACGATAACAATATTAAATTAGATATTGATGATGTCGGCGAGTTGTCTAACTCCATAAAATTAGATACTCCAATATTGCTTGGTGATATTGAATTGCTAGATTAATTACTTTACTCTACGAATTTACTACTTTAATTAATAAAATGCATAAATGCACAAATGCGTAAAATAATACATAAAAACATAACTGAAAAATATAAATGGCACAATCGGTGTTTATAACGGCGGGAATGATTTCCTTTGTTTATCTTATCCTAAAATATTTAGAAACAAAACTTATATTAAAAGAAGCAAAGCCTATGAAAATATTGTTTCGCGATACGCTTATAGTGTATTTATCAGTTGTATCTGGAAGCGTGATTGTTGATCAGTTTTCGGGTGCTTCAATTTCTAAAATAAAGCCACCAGAGATTTTTACAAATGAGCCCGCTTTTTAATTTACTTAGTAATTTACTTAGTAATTTACTTAGTAATTGGATCATAATTGGCCATACACAAATTAATCAAATATTATTAAAATAATTAATAATATTTGTATTTTACAATTATGTTCATATAATACATTTACACTTATTACACTTACATTTATACATACAATGGTATTTCATCAATATTTATTAAATTTATCATTTGCTTTTTATTGATGCCTTTTCTACTTATCTTAAAACAATCAAATAGTTTATTATTTAGTTCATTATGTTGTTCGCAATGATGAACTGTTCTAGCAATCATTTTATACAATTTAAATTCGGGATACCTTTCTTCGCCATTTTTCTTGTATAAAATATTACGGTTTTTATCGTCGCGCGTCCATTTAATTATTAATTGAACGATTTCATCATCATACTCATCTTCATCTCTATAATCATCTATAAAATAGTCATATAAGGAACATCCAAATCGACATAAATCAAAACTTTTATTAGGTAATATTTCCGGTTTATTGTTATTTTTATATGGTTCAAAATTATACTGTCCACCCGCATCTTCTTTTTGACTATAGCTATCACAACACAATTGTTTGCCCTTGAATTTATAAATAGCACGACCAAAATCAATTATTTTAAAAATCTTACCGAAAGTAGGGATTTTGTAATATTTATTATCATATTTAACATAAAGATATTTTCGCTCGGTTTCAATATACATAATATTATTTGTATGCAAATCATTGTGCGTAAAATCAAAACATGTTTGATATGTTGTCAAAATAAATAATAATTGTATTAAACACGATTTCCATTCCATTATGCTCATTTCATTATTTTCCATATAACTATCCAAAGTTTCATGCATATGTTCCATCGATATTATTTGCACCGGAAAATTATATATAACACAATTCACATTTTCATCTGCTGAACTAGAATACTCCGACATCTCACTATTTGAACAACTAACTAGCGAACCGTTCTCACTTAACCCCGGATCAGAACCACTATAATCACCATCAGAATTTCTGTGTCCTTCGCTTCCTTCGCTTCCTTCGCTTCCTTCGCTTTCTTCGCTTTCGTCGCTTTCGTCGCTTCCCTCGCTTCCTTCGCTTCCTTCGCTTCCTTCGCTTCCTTCATCTTCACTGCTGTCACAGTCACTTTCACTTAAACTATTTGAACCCGTCGTTACAGAATCAACATTACTCGACAAATCACTATCTCCCCTTACCTTATTTTTAACCTTTTCATATACAAGATTGTTTCCCAAATTAATTTCGTTAAGTTTATTTAATTTATCCACATTTTCCGAAGTTAATTTAAACACGTTATCAAAGTCATCATCATTAAAATCATCCAATACCAATTCTTGGGTGTTATCTCCCATTTTAATTTTTTCACGGTATTTTCTAGTGTCATCATCTAAAATAGAAGTGTCGAAATTATCCAGTTTAAACGCAACATCTTTTGTTTCATGAAAATGTTCGGATTGATAAAGATAATCCAAGTCATCATATACATTTAAATGGAACTCTTTTTGAACACACAAAAATGAACCATAAAAATCATTTCCAAATACAAAATTATGGTGATTTAATAAACTACTGCTCAGATATGAAAAAAAACCATCTACATATGATGTATTGTTTTTATCATGTATTTTTTTTAAATGCATGTCTCCTCGTGGGATTAAAGTATCGAACGACGGTGTTAATTTAGAATCACTTGTTAGAGTTTTATACTTTCCAGTTAAGAATTTTAAAGGATTAAGTATAGGTCCAAACTTAAAAAAAGACTTTCTATGAAAAACATCATTACTTTCATTTTCAACATCGATTGAATAATGATTTAAATCATATGCTTCATTTATATTTTTAATAGAAAATTTGCTATTTAAGTTGATTGAATTATAGTTACTGCTATTTAATTCAAAAAAAGTAGAGTAAATTGGAATATAGTTTTGTATTTCAGCACACACCGAGGCCTTCAATTGACTAAATAATTCACTGTTATCATTTTTCTTATAATATAAAGAAAACATACGATTTAATGATAATTAAATTTTTATATTTAAACTAATAATTTAGTAATACATTTATTTAACTTTAATCAGCAAATATATGGTTGTATACAATTCGTTTTACTTTATTAAATTTTATGATGCTGGTTTATATATGAATTTAGAGTTAAAAAAGTTTAATATGAAGAATATCAAATTTGATTTGGATGATTCAAATGGTCCAGTTATTGTTTTAATTGGAAGGCGTGATACTGGAAAAAGTTTTTTAGTAAGAGATATGTTATATCATCATCAAGATATTCCAATCGGAACCGTTATATCGGGGACAGAGGCCGGTAATGGATTTTACGGTAAATTAGTTCCTAAACTTTTCATTCACGACGAATATAATACTGCAATAATTGAAAATATTTTAAAGCGGCAAAAAATAGTAATAAAACAAATACAAAAGGAAAAACAAGTGTATGGACGGTCAAGTATAGATCCCCGCGCGTTTGTTATATTAGATGATTGTTTATATGATAATACATGGTCTCGCGATAAATTAATGCGGCTGCTATTTATGAATGGTAGGCATTGGAAAATTATGCTCGTTATTACAATGCAGTATCCTTTAGGTGTTCCTCCTAATCTTAGAACAAATATAGATTATACATTTATACTGCGCGAACCATATATCAATAACCGTAAACGAATATATGAAAATTTTGCGGGGATGTTTGCTACATTTGAAAGTTTTTGCCAAGTAATGGATCAATGCACCGAAAATTACGAATGTTTAGTAATATCAAATAATTCAAAATCAAATCGATTAGAAGATCAAATATTTTGGTATAAAGCAACGTCGCACAATGACTTTAAATTGGGAGCAAAAGAATTTTGGGAAATGTCAAAAGGATTGGGATCGGATGATGAAGAGGAACAATATGATGCTAATGCAGCAAGAAGAAAGAAAGGTCCTCTCATCAATGTGAAAAAAAATAAATGGTAATCCATTACTACCAACTATTAGCTATCAATTATAACAAATATACGATTTTTTATAATTTTATTATAGTGTATTTTATTTTGTTTATTTAATCCTTCTTTTTCCTAACAATGTTGTCTCCTTCAAACAACGCCTTTTTAATGTTTTCAGAACTGGTGTCTTCCAACTCGTTCAAGTCGTTTTCAATAGTGTTATTTACACCCACCAAATTTCCTTCTTTATCCAAGCGCTGTGTCAATTTATTACCACTTTCTCTAGCCAATTTCACGTTTTCTTCAATTGCCTTTCGTTTGGTATCTTGAATGCGCTTTTCAAATTCCTGCTTTGCCTTTGCTTCATTTAGATTTTTCTCATGCATCAATTGATTTAATTCGTCTTCCAAATATTCCACTCGACCTGTTTTATATGCTTCGGGTTCCCAGGGCATCCATACACCTACTGGTCCAACATATACATTGTGATTGGAATCTACTTCTCGCAACAACTTACATCGCAATTCTGCTTCTTCTTGTGTAGAATAAGAACCACGAACCTTTAATCCTCTTACACTTGTTTGAAAGTTATTTTGCTTATTAAACTCATCATCCAATTCATTTTCATGATTATCCAAAAATGTTTTATACGAATCATAAATATCGGTCGTTTTTAAATCATCTTTTTCACTTTTAACAAACTCTTGCATATCACTCATCAACGTTTCAAAGTTTAGGTTATATTTGTATGACAAAAAGTTTAAAAATTGCGAAAATTTCCCCATCGATTTAGAAAAATCATAATCTTTTAGAAACGATTCAAACATAAACAAATCACGACGCTTCAAAGTGTTTTCAGGACTAACGAAAGACACGCACACAAATTTTTGCCCGGAAATTGCCTTATCTTCTTCTAGTAAATCAACATATCTATGATTTACCTTGCCGTCTGTTGTTTTTTGATGCTGGTATTCTCTTTCAACCATATTATAATATAGTATATTTCATTATTGTTTAAGTTTTTTTTTGTTTATTTATTATATAATATGTTTGATAAAATAGCAGAAGTTTTTGATTTAGGAGAACTATTGCGTCGCGTTGTTAAATATTTAGTAGAAGGTTTGATGGTTGCCATTGCTGCCTATGCTATTCCAAAGCGGTCATTGAACTTAGATGAAGTATTGCTTATCTCTTTGACCGCCGCCGCTACTTTCTCGGTATTAGATACATATGTCCCTGCTATGGGTGTATCTGCCCGCTCAGGCGCTGGATTTGGTATTGGTGCTAACTTGGTTGGTTTCCCACGAATGGGTATGTAAATAATTACATAAGATAACACAACACACACACAACACAATCATACATAATTTCGTATTTTAATTATAATTTAAATATTATAATTAAATAGTTGAATACTTGATAGTTGAATACTTGATAGTTAAATAGTTGAAATAAATTCCCAATTTAATTCTTTACATATTTTTTTCCATATTTCATCTTGCTCTATTCTTTTTACTGGATCTTTTAACATAGGAAAATAAGGCAAAAATGAATGTTCATCCAATAATTCACACATCTTATACAACACATAATAATAATTTAAAAAATTAACCCTACTATCGGGACAATGTTTACTATATGGTTTTTGTATTTCCATAAATAAATTACATAATGTATCTTCTAGTTCGGGTCTCATTACCGGTGGTTTTATACCCAATTTATCTTTTATAAAAGGTATGTGCTCATAATATTTATTATACCCCAATTTTTTCAATATATCTTTTGCCTTTTTATTATCCATATTTTTAATTTCCAATCGCTCTTTTTTGATTTGCTTTTGAATGTTTTCAATAACTTCTTCCGGTATTTGAGTTGTTTCTTTTGCTTGAAACTGTGCCAATATTTCTCTAAAATGATTGATTCTTTTATAAGCATAAAAGCATACTTCTTTTGGTGGTTCTTTGTAAGAAGGCTTTTCATGCTCTACTAAAAACTTATCTTGAAAACTACATTTTTTACATATTAATATCCCATCTGATTCTACCTGAACCAATTCCCCCGAACATTTAGGGCATATTTCATAATTGATTTTATAATTTTCCATATCAACATGTTTATTATCAATATTATTGAAGTATTGCTGAACTATAGTATTACTATTGTTGTTAACATCGATGGTATCGCTTGTTTTACTAAAAAAAGAATGCAGTATTTTCTTTTTATTTGTTTTTCCATCGCTTAAATTTTTCTTTTTTTCAAAATATTCAAATATCAAATTTGAATTGTTTAGTAAATACGACTTTTTCTTTTTCTTTAGCTCCTTGATTTTTAATTTTATATCTTTAATCGTATCTTTTATTTCCAATACGTCTTCTATTTTCATATTATCCACCGTCCTTAATTTCTTTTTTAATGTAGACATTTGTTTTTTAAGATTAGGCAATTCTTCTTCTGTTATTTTAGTAAACTCTTTCATTTTTTCATCATGCTTGTTATCTAGTGTTGTTATTGAATGTTTATTAACTACTAATTTTTTCTTGTTTTTTGGTTTAAAATTAGGCATCAATAATATATATTATTTTGATGTATTTAATTAGAAATTTTCACTATTGTTTAGGAAATCAATATTTTTTCGCATATATATTCGTAAATTCATAATTTATTAAAACATTTTTCATTATATAATGGATAATCTAAACAATATGGTAATTAATAAAGAAGAAATAAGTAATATTGATTTGATAAAACTGCAGAAAATGACATTATTATACAATGCTTTAGAAAAAGGGTGGTCGATTAAAAAATCAGGGAATTGCTATGTATTTAAAAAAAAGCACAATAATGAAAAAGAAGTGTATTTAGAATCGTATTTAAAACGCTTTATGGTTGAAAATTTAGACATAAATCAAATACTTGGTAATTAACTATATTGTATTTTACGATATAATTAATTAAAGTGTGTAAAAATACAAAATTTTTTTCTTTACCTATATTATAATATGGGTGGTGGACTCATGCAACTAGTAGCTTATGGCGCACAAGATGTGTATTTAACTGGTAATCCCCAGATCACTTTCTGGAAGGTTACTTACCGTCGTCACACTAACTTCGCGATGGAATCTATTGAACAAACCTTCAACGGTCAAGCCGACTTCGGTCGCCGGGTCCAGTGCACTGTTTCCCGTAACGGTGACTTGGCATACCGCACTTACCTTCAAGTGACTCTTCCCGAAATCAGTTCTTCGGACTCTCCCCACGCACGTTGGTTGGATTGCCCCGGTGAACAAATGGTTTCCATGGTTGAAGTCGAAATTGGAGGTCAACGCATCGACCGTCAATATGGTGACTGGATGCACATCTGGAACCAATTGACCCTTACTTCTGAACAAGAAGATGGTTACAACAAGATGGTTGGTAATACAACCCAACTTACTTATTTGACCGACCCTGACTTCGCTGAAGTTGCAACTGCTTGCTCTTCCGCTGCGGTCCCTGAAGCGGTCTGCGCACCACGCAAGGCTCTTCCCGAAACGACATTGTATGTTCCTTTGCAATTCTGGTACTGCCGCAACCCTGGTCTTGCCCTTCCTTTGATCGCTCTTCAATACCACGAAGTCAAGATCAACATCGAACTTCGCCCATTGGACGAATGCTTGTTCGCTGTCGGTGCCGTCAGCCCAACTGGGGGTGCTAACATGAAATCGACTGCTGCCTACAGCAAGTCTCTTGTTGCCGCATCTTTGTATGTTGACTACATCTTCTTGGATACGGATGAACGCCGACGCATGGCCCAAAATCCCCATGAATATTTGATCGAACAACTTCAATTCACTGGTGATGAATCCATCGGATCCTCCAGTAACAAGGTTAAGCTTAACTTCAACCACCCATGCAAGGAACTTGTCTGGGTCGTCCAACCTGATGTTAATGTTAGCTACTGCGATTCTTTCGTTGCCGGAAAGAACTTGCACTCTGCTTTGGGTGCTCAGCCATTTAACTACACGGATGCTTTGGATGCTCTTCCTCACTCCATCCGTGCCTTCTCCAGTGACGCTCAAGTCCAAAGTGTTATCGATGCCAGTGGTATGTTCGCCGATTCTGGTGCTCTTGATGTAAGTGGAGACGGTCAAACTGGTATCGAATCCGATGTTTCGGGTGCATTGAATGCTGCCGTCAACGCCGCCTCTGGTGTTTCGGATGCTGGTGCATTCGTTCTTGCCGAAACTGCCCTTAAGATGCACTGCTGGGGTGAAAATCCAGTTGTCACTGCCAAGTTGCAACTTAACGGACAAGACCGATTCAGTGAACGCGAAGGTTCTTACTTCGATGTCGTTCAACCATTCCAACATCACACTCGTTCCCCAGATGCCGGTATCAATGTTTACTCGTTCGCCCTTCGCCCAGAAGAGCACCAGCCATCTGGAACCTGTAACTTCAGTCGCATCGACAACGCAACCCTTCAATTGGTTGTTTCTGCCGCTGCCATTGGAAACACCGCCACCGCTAAGGTGCGCGTCTATGCCACTAACTACAACGTATTGCGCGTCATGAGTGGTATGGGTGGTCTTGCATACTCCAACTAAGTTTCTTAGTGGAATGCTATCATAACTTCATAATTTATAATTTATAATTGTGGGTTAACGATATTATAATCTATAATTAAAATCATTAATTGTGGGTTATAAATTCCTAACCTATAGTTATTTATTGTTAAATAATAAAATTAATCACAATTTTATTATTTTCATTCTATTTATTTTTCATTTATCATTATTACATGTGTTTTTATTTAAATATAATACACCGATGTATATTAACATATATGGGACAAGCACAAAGTAAACAATATAATTTTGAAGATGTCCAACAAATCATTAAAAATAACAACAAAAATACTGTTATAGTAAATGTCTTACCAGACTACGAACAAAATTGTTTAATTAAAAATACTTTAAATATCAACCATGAAATAAACACAGTAAACGAACTATTAAAAACAAAGAAAGCAATCAATATTATTGTATATGGTCGAAATCATAGTGATATAAATGTAGATAAAAAGCATAACCAACTGTTATCTCTTGGATTCCACAACGTGTATGTTTATAGAGGAGGATTATTTGAATGGCTAACTCTTCAAGATATATATGGGAGAGATGAGTTTCCCACCACCAGCGATGAACTCGATCTTTTAAAATTTAAACCCCCCAGTTATTTAAATAATAACTTACTTACAAATGGCGCGACCGGTGCACTGTCTTAGTATACGGTTATTCGCGAATATTTAATCATATCCTATTTACACAATCATATTTAATCAACAAACTATTATAAAATTGATTTATAATAATTTGTTATGAAATATACATACCTACATAAACAAGCAAACAAACAAACTTAAACTTAACACACGTTAATATCATTATGAATCTTACTCAACAAAAACTGACAAAAAGCGAATGGGAGTTTCTTGAACTCCCCGTGCATAAAAAAGAATTATATATACTTAAGTTTATACACAACTCACATAACGATATAAATGCTTCTGAAAATCCAAATAATTCACTTATTAGTTATCTAAAAATCAATGTAGAAGATTACGAAGACTTTCACAAATACTTTTACAACAAATTTTATGAAGAACCCATCCACCAAATTATAAAACAACATAATTTAAAATACAAGTTGCGTATCAATATAAAAAAACTAAGCATAAAAAAGGCAAATAAAATTAGAATACGAAATATAAATACAAGCGAACTGTTAAAAAACAAAAATATATTTGAAAACCTTTTGATGGAGCAGCTTGAGATGTATTTCAAGCAATGCAGTAACGCAAAAAAATGCTACTATTATTATTCGTTGCTACAATTGTCTAAGAAAAATATCAAACACATCAATTACTTGTTGTTGACATTTGTTAATTATGTGTTAGACACATTTAAAGAAAGCATAGACATAACAAACCTCATTAAATATTCACATCAATACATCGAGGAAAACAAGTTATTGTCGCAATATAACGACGTGTGTTTGTTTAATCATCAGCGTCAAATGATTAGTTTAATCAAAGACAACTCAGATCCAAAATTGATATTGTATCAAGCACCTACTGGGACTGGAAAAACAATGACACCACTGGGATTAGTCAAAGATAAAAAAATAATATTTACTTGCGCGGCTAAGCACGTTGGTCTTCAATTGGCAAAATCTTGCATTGCTCTTCATATCCCTGTCGCAGTTGCGTTTGGTTGCGAAACACCTGATGATATTCGTCTCCATTATTACGCAGTATCTGATTTCGTGAAAAATAGAAAATCCGGTGGCATATTTAGAGTAGATAATAGCAATGGTGCGAAAGTTGAAATCATCATAACGGATATTCAGTCATACTTGCCTTCCATGAATTATATGATGGCATTTAATAAACCAGAAAACTTATTATGGTATTGGGATGAACCAACTATTACACTTGATTATAAAGAACATTTGTTTCATAAAATAATGAAGAAGAACTGGGATAATAATAAAATACCGAGTGTGGTTTTATCTTCGGCAACCTTGCCGTCGTGTGATGAGATATATCCGATGGTTTCAACATTTAAACGCAAATTTAAAGGAGAGCAGTTTAATATAGTTAGTTATGATTGCAACAAAACAATCCAGTTATTAAATACAAAAGGTAGTGTCGTAGTTTTACACGACGAATTCGACGATTATAACGCATTTAAAAAATGTGTTAAATTTGTAGAAAAAAATAAAACGCTACTACGATATATCGATGTAAAACAAGCATCTGAATTTATTGTGTATATGTTAAAGCACGCTGAAAATATCAAATCGCGCTATAAACCAAACGAGTATTTTGAAAACATCTCCGATATTACAATCCATTCAATTAAGTTATATTACTTAAAGTTATGCAAACATATCACTGAAAATGATTTTAAACAATACAAAAAAGGAAAGGCAACATCGAGTGACAAGTCCATGATTAAAATTACAACAAGTGATGCAAAAACATTAACAGATGGGCCTACTATATTTATGACAAATGATGTTGAAAAGATAGGCCTGTTTTACTTAAAAGCATCAAACATACCGGAAACGGTGTTGAGTGACTTGCTTAATATTATTGATACAAATGAAGAATACAGAGGAGCGTTAAATGCTATTATTAAAGAAGAAAAAGAACGAACAGATAAAATAAGTGATAAAGTGTTGGATAGTGCAAGGTCAAATGACAAGGAAGTAAAAATACAAAATGAGTATAATAAAAAAGTCGGCGAATTCATGAAGAAAATGAAGAAAATAGAATTAAGTCCGGAATATATACCAAACAGGGAGGAACATTATAAAAAATGGAATCCCAATACAGAATTACCTAGCAATTTATTTACTAGTAACATAGACGAAAAAATAGTAGAAGATATTGTATCATTAAATATAAATAAAGAGTGGAAATTACTGTTGTTAATGGGCATTGGTGTGTTTAGCAGTAATGCTGATGTAAAATATATCGATATTATGAAAAAGTTGGCAGAAGCACAGCAATTGTATGTCATTATTGCCTCATCCGATTATATTTATGGAACAAACTACCAGTTTTGTCATGGATATTTATCAAAAGACTTGCAGAATATGACTCAAGAAAAACTGATACAAGCGTTGGGAAGGGTGGGAAGAAAAAATATACAAAAGTCATATAGTATTCGGCTGCGAGATGATAAGATTGTAGAAAAGTTGTTTACAGAAGAAAAAGACAAAATAGAAGTAAAAAATATGAATAGATTGTTTGCTTAGGTAAACTAAACAATCACCGGTCTACATGATAGTGGATAATATTACACGAGACTACATAATAAGATAGTTAAAAATAATAAAATTTATTTTTATTATTTTTATTATTTTTATTATTTTTATTATTTTTATTATTTATTGCGTTGAGCTCGAGTCGGATTCTTCATTACACACATCTTTGTATACATTATATAAACGAGCGCATTCTTTCATGTCAAAAGTTACATTTTCAGCACCGGATTCACACAATACCCAATCCAAAAAAGCGCGTCCTTTTCTACTGAGATTATTATTTTTAGTATTATCTATTACAGGCATTTACTTTAATTATTATATAATATTTAAGTTCATTATTATATAATATTTACAATCCACCTCGAAGTCGCAATACCAAATGAAGGGTTGCTTCTTTTTGAATGTTATAGTCGCTGAGCGTTCTACCGTCTTCCAACTGTTTTCCAGCAAAAATCAATCGCTGTTGGTCCGGTGGAATGCCTTCCTTGTCTTGAATCTTTTGCTTTACATTTTCAATTGTATCACTTGGCTCTACATCCAATGTAATCGTTTTGCCAGTTAAAGTTTTTACGAAAATTTGCATCTTATAATTATTATCATTTAATTGTTTTTAAATTAGTTTGATAATACTTGTAATATCTTTAATAATAATCTATACTAATCTATACTAATCTATACTAATCTATACTAATCTAATCTAATCTAATCAAAAGAAACTATAATCTCCACATTTTCCTTTTTAATACTTTTGGTAGCCGAAACCGACAATTCCTCTCTTGTTTTTCGCGTTGTTTTATCTACTTTGCCTTTTACATTTTTAGAAGTGCTGTTTCGTTTATTCATATCCGCCGTAATTTCACTTACATTTTTCTCAATATACTCTAATATCTTATTTTCCAATATCCATCTAAAAAAGTTTAATTGACCTATTGTAGTTTGAATATGAGTACCATCATTATATGGAATTGTGATTCGATCCCAACGACAAAACGGGTCAAATCGCTTTTTTGAATACGCACGCAACTTTAATTTGTATTCTAAATACACTTTAAATCTTCTTTCTTCACCAGTTTCATGTTTAAATTTGTATACCGTAAAATGTTTTTTACTATAATTAGTAGCAAACCAATCTATTAACCTTAGAGATATACTTGATTCTCCGTTAATGATAGGCAAAATCTTCTCAAGATTACCGTCTCTATTGTAGAAACTAAGCATATTATTTAATAACAAACTATTTTGTGTAATATAGCCGGACATATATAAGTTATCTAGTAATTCGTATTTAAATTATTATTTTGCCTTATATATTTTTCTTGGTTCATCAAGTCATTTATATAATTATTTTGGGAGAGAAAAGGATTGCCATTACTTTGCACAACTAAATCCCGCTGATTTATTCGATTCGCAATTGTATCCCTATTATTATTGCCATATTTACCACCATTTGTAGTATTTGATGTGAAACCCCTTTCAACATTTAACTGAAATGTTGAAACTTTCTCTCCCAAATCACGACTCTTTTCTTGACTGGACGGGGGATTTATATCGGCATCGTTTGTTTCCGCCCGGCGCTTCACAGATTTTTGAAGTTTTTCGCCCGGTTTTGTAAATTTATGATACATCATATTATAATTATATATATGTATAACCATAATATTTATTAATTAATCAAGCTTATTTGTTTTTGTTTGTGCGGTCCATCACTCTTTTTTGATTATTTTCATTTGTTTCGCAAATCTAAAATCTTCGGAATTTTTGGTCCCCCTCTTAATATTACATTTATAGCAACAAATCTCTACATTATCTATTGTGTGTCCTATACTATTATCAATTCTTTCTAACGTCCACTGCAAGGGATCACGAACATCATTAAACAATATCTTACATAAATTTTTACAATAAAAACACCGATGTCTTGAAATTATCATTTTTTCAATTAAATCATTTAAACTAATAAATCCATCGCTATCATACTTTTTCTTTTTAATATCTTGCTGTTTATAACCAGATAACTTACGCTTCAACTCCCCTATATACAACTCTTTATACTGAAACTCACATTCGCCATATATTTTTTTAATACTATCTATTTGTGTTTTTATATCTAATACACGGCTATCCGATATATCTTTCATAGTAGCCCGTTTTTTTTCTTTTACACCCTGTATTGCTTCTATGTTTGATTTCCCCGTTATTACTAATTTTTTCATATGTATTATAATATATATTAAAACAACCATTTAAACAAATAACTTGTAATTATTAGTTAATTAATTATAAAAAAGGGTATAAACTCTATTAATTATATTATAGTATATGAAGAATAATGATGAATGTGTAGAACTTAAAAACATAAAGTATAAAACAATGTTAATGAATAACATTCAATCATCGAAAGAACCACATGTAACAAACATAGAATCATTTTTAGAAAAAGAAAAAACTATAAGTAAAAACCAGCATTGGAGTAAACTAAGTAAACTAACAAAGAAAAACAAACTAGTCAAGTATTCCGAAGATTACTCGCAAAAAAACAACTATACAGAAGAAGAAAAAAACAATTTAATAAGCTTTTTATTAAAAGCACTGGATAGAAAGAAACTGCAGCGAGTGAAAGATGTTATATATGATATTGAAACACAAGTAATTGTAAATATACCAGCGCTAATCATTAATAAACAAACAAAGAAATATACCATAAAAAGTTTAGATAAAAAGGTGTCCACTTTAAAATCACTGGCTCCTAGAAAAATAAAAAATAAAGATAAGAAGCCAAAAGACAAGAATCAGAATGATAAGAAGCCAAAAGACAAGAAGCTGAAGGACAAGATGCCCAATGACAAGAAACCCAAGGATAAAAAAACGAAACCAACTGAAGATGACTAAGCATACCATATACGCAAAACCACAATCATATTAATACACCCGTGTATATTAATTAAATTGATATAAAGTAAATATAATGATATTATATAGACAACAGTTAAATGACACATATGGACGATCTGCCTGAATTAAAAGATGAATACGATTCATTTCAATTAAGCGACGATTTTACAGATACATCCTATCACGAAGATTTCTTAGAAACAATTGACATATTTATTGGTGAATATGTCAATCATAATATAATGGACTATATTTATTATGATTTTGAAGATAGAGTTAAAGATGCGATATATACACAAATATCTGAACTATACAATGAACAAATAAACTATTTGGACATCACTTTAGATGATACGATAGACGAATGTGTATATTTGTATTTCATGAAACACGGTTGTCCGCGTTCGTATGAAGAATCTGTTGTTTTATCCCCACCAATCGACAATATTATCACCAAACAACTAACTAAAATTAAAAATAAATATCAGCCCGAACAAAGAACAGTTGATTGGTATACATTTCGTTGGGACGGGTTGACCGCCAGTAATTTATGGAAAATATTTGATACACAATCCAGTATTAATAGTTTAATATATAGTAAATGTGTTCCTATTGATGTGAAAAAATATCAAACTGTAAATATAGACTCACCATTTCATAACGGTCATAAATACGAGCCGTTATCGTTAATGATTTATGAAGAAATGTATGATACAGAAGTAAGTGAATATGGATGTATCACGCACGATAGATATGACTTCTTAAAAGCATCCCCTGATGGTATCAATACAAAAAAAGGGAATCCTCGATATGGGAGATTGGTTGAAGTTAAAAACCCTGTCAGTAGAAAATTAACTGGAATACCAAAAAAAGACTACTGGGTTCAAATGCAGCATCAAATGGAAGTGTGTGATCTTAATGAGTGCGATTTCTTGGAAACCATCTTTAAAAGCTATGAAAATGAAAACGAATTTAACAACGATGGCACATTTATCACAACTGCTGATGGAAAGCGAAAAGGTATTATGATACGATTTTATGACAATAAAGAACCAATCTATGAATATGCACCCTTAAATATAACAAAACCAGAATTTGAGGTTTGGTATGCAGAAACAATGGATAAAAATAAACATTTAACTTGGATTGAAAACATTTATTGGTATCTTGAAGACATATCTATTGTATTAGTAACTAGAAATGAAAAATGGTATAATAAAGCATTACCTAAAATGATTGAAACATGGGACACTATTATAAAAGAACGCAAAGAAGGTTTCGACCATCGGAAACCAAATAAAAGGGAAAAAGCGCCTCCCAAATCACTGTCAAAATCAAAACAATCCAAAATAAAAACGGAAGAACCTATCGTATTTAATGACGACGGAACAGATATTACCAGTGATAATTTTAACTTTTCCTATTTAAACAATAGAAGCAACAAAAGCACCAAAAACAAAATCGTTATTAAAATAGATACAAATAATATTTAAACAACTATATATTTTACCTTTCTTTTGCTATTATAAACAACACTACCGACCTTTACTCCTTTTTTTAAATTTCCACAGGTAGTATAACATATTTTAAGATTTCGCAAGTTTCTATATTTTGTATTTTGCTTACATAATTGAGCCGCAAATATGATTTCTTCTTGTGTTGGCTCTGTGTTTTCAATTACAACATGACCGGATGGAAACGAGTTTAAATGAAGCCAAGTATACTCTTTATTGGAATCAACCAATATCCAATTTTCATCTGCAGTTGAACCTACTTTAATTATCGTATCATTTAATACTACTTCTTTCATTGTGCTTTTATTCAAACAATATTTGCTTAATAATATTTGCTTAATAATATTTGCTTAATAATATTTGCTTAATAATATTTGCTTTTTTAATAATGTATTTGATTTTACATTATTAAATAGTCAATTTAATATGTTGCGTATAAAGAAGAACACATACTTGGGAATGGTTCATTTCCATCGCAAGGAGATGAAATCAAATTGGGAGAGATGTTGTTTGTTACTTGTGCATAACTACTCATTTCTGATTTTGGAACATTTTTAGCTTGTTGTGAATATGTTGTTGAATCAATTACCTTTTTATCAGTTGTTTTAAAACTTTTCAATAATAATTCGTTGTATGTAGATGGGTAATTTTGCATATTGCTAAAGCCTTCTCTTTTAAAAAATATCATTAATACCGCAAAAAAAGCAAATGCTAATAAAATATATTCAAATGTTTTTTTCATTGTATATAATTTCAATTTAGATAAAAAAACAAACACGCTATTTAATAACTTATTTTAAATAATTGTTTAATAATAATTGCTTAAAATAATAATAGTATATTATTTTACAAATGTCTGAAAAATATGAAGATTGTGTTATTAAGCGTAATGGAAATAAAGAACCGGTATCATTTGATAAAATTTTAAAACGTATTAAATCAATCAGTCAGGAGAAAACAAAATTACATGTTAATTATACATCACTTTGTCAAAAAATCATAGATCAGTTATATGATGATATTACTACGCAAGAAATCGACGAATTGACAGCACAACAATGCGCTTCTATGGCTACCACACATCCTGATTATGGAACTCTAGCCAGTCGTATTTTAATTTCAAACCATCATAAAATGGTCGACGCAAATTACCTACACGCCATCGAAAAATTATACAATAACACAGATATTCATAACATAAAAACACCTATTATTTCAGAAAAACTATATAATATTGTAAAAAATAATCATGAAGACATCCAATCTTGGTTTGATTTTGATCGCGATTACCTTTTGGATTATTTTGGATTTAAAACGCTAGAGCGAGCATACCTTCTTAAAATCAATAAACAATTAATAGAACGACCTCAACATATGTGGATGCGTGTTGCACTTGGTATTCATTGCGACGATTTAGAAAAAGCAAAAGAAACATATGATATGATGAGTAATAAATATTTTACACATGCTACCCCCACTCTTTTCAATGCCGGAACACCTCGACCGCAACTTAGTTCCTGTTATTTAATAGCGATGGAATCTGATAGCATACATGGAATTTATAATACTTTGGGTGATTGTGCTGCTATAAGTAAATGGGCCGGTGGTATTGGCATGCACATCCATAATATTCGAGGTGCCGGTAGTCATATTAGAGGAACAAATGGAACTAGCAACGGAATTGTTCCTATGTTGCGAGTATTTAATAATACGGCGCGGTATGTTGACCAATGTGTTCTCCCGGACACAACTATTTACACTACAGAAGGTCCAAAAGAAATACAGTTGTGTGAACCAAACAAAACCGGTATATTTACTACAAAAGGTCCAGAAGTAATAGAAAATGTCTTAGAACATCCATACGAAGGGGAACTACTAGTAATTAATAACAATTTATCATTTAAACCCCTTTCTATCACCCCAGAACACCCAGTTTATTGTTTAAAAAATCAGAAAAAAGGGCTTAATTATGAAGTAATTAAAAATAGGCTTGATAAAAAGCTGATAGTACCGGAATGGATTGATGCAAAAGATTTAGTCGAAGACGATATGCTTGTATTTACAAAACCTAATTATCAAGTTGATAACCCAAAAATTACTGCGGACGATTGTTATATGTATGGATTATTGCTGGGAGATGGTTCAATGGATAATTCATCTACGCGTTCATATATTTCACTTCATTCTACAAATAAGGCAAAAAATCTGGAATTTATAGAAAATTACCTATCAAATAAATTCGTGGAATATTCTATTTCGCAAGAAAACAATACTACTAGAATTTCGTGGAATAAATCGTTACAACTACATTTTAGATATTCCACATTATATGATTCAAACAAAGAAAAAAAGCTCAATTGTGATTGGTTAAATTTACCCATTGAAAAAGCAAAATATATTGTAAAAGGTTTAATTGATAGTGACGGTTGTAAATCAAATGAAATAACATTTGATACTACTTCCAAAAATCTGGCAGAATCGCTTAGATATATTTTGTTAAGAATGGGAATTCCTACCGGTGGATATATTAGAGATAGAATAGGTGAAAAACATACTACTAAATACGGAGATGTCATTGAAAATAAGAAAATAGCATACTGCTTACGAATACCTAAAACACAAGAATTATCTGAATTGTTACAAGTTGAAAAGGGGTCTTTCACGAAATTTTTTTCATATAATAATTTAATATTTAGTAGAATATCAACTATCACAAAAACCCACTATACCGGGACTTTATATGACTTGCAAATGAGGAAAACGCACGACTACATGATTCACAATGGTGTCGTCCATAATGGAGGGGGGCGTAGAAACGGCAGCTTTGCCATTTATTTGGAACCATGGCATCCAGACATTATGGAATTCCTTGATATGAAGAAAAATCATGGAGACGAAGAAGCCCGAGCCCGAGACTTGTTTTACGCACTATGGTTAAATGATCTTTTTATGGAAAGAGTAAAGCAAAATAAAAAATGGACTTTAATGTGTCCTGATGTGTGTAGAGGATTGTCTGATGTATATGGTGATGATTTTAAAACACTTTATGAGGAATATGAATCAAAAAACATGGGGATGCGAACAGTTAATGCCAGAGAGGTGTGGTTTAAAATATTGGATAGTCAATCAGAGACAGGTGTCCCATATTTATTATATAAAGACGCTTGTAACAAAAAATCAAACCAGAAAAATCTAGGAACCATTAAAAGCAGTAATTTATGTTGTGAGATTGTAGAATATAGTGACGATAAAGAAACCGCCGTTTGTAATCTAGCATCAATCGCGCTAAGTAAATTTGTAAAACCTCCTACTTATCCATTTAAAAATACCGGCGCAGAGAGCATTAAAGTTTACACTAAAAACAACTGCAACTGGTGCTTGATGATGAAAAACGAACTAAAGAAAAACAAAATTTCTTATACGGAAGAAGTGGTTGAAGTAGAAGATTTTGAGTCATTTAAAAAACAACATGGTGTAGAAACGGTGCCACAATTATACGACGGAGACGAACTAATTGGCGGTTACTCAAAAGTGGCAGAACTATTGAAGCCTGAGTTTGATTACGATGAACTACATCATATTACAAAAATCGTGACTGCTAATTTAAACAAAGTAATTGATATTAACTTTTATCCTACTACTAAAACACGCACATCTAATATGAGAAATAGACCGATTGGTATAGGAGTTCAAGGACTAGCGGATGCGTTTGCGTTGCTTAATCTGCCTTTTCATAGCGAAGAAGCGTCGCGAGTCAACGAAATGATTTTTGAAACTATGTATCATGCTGCTCTTGAAAAAAGTATGGAAATAGCTAAAATAGAAGGTCCATATAGTTCATTTAAAGGTTCCCCGGCAAGCAATGGAATTCTTCAATTCGACATGTGGAATGTTAAAGTATCAAACAACCGATATGATTGGGATAAATTAAAGCATGATATTAAAGAAAATGGTATTAGAAATTCGTTATTGTTAGCACCAATGCCTACAGCAAGCACCAGTCAAATCTTGGGAAACAACGAGTGTTTTGAACCATTTACTTCCAATATTTATGTTAGAAGGACAATAGCCGGTGAATTTGTGATTATTAATAAGCACTTACTAAGTGAATTAATCAATACCGGATTGTGGAATGAGGATACAAAACAGCAAATGGTAAAAGATAATGGTTCCATACAAAATATTAAAGCAATTCCACAGGCATTAAAAGATAAATATAAGATAGTGTGGGAAATTCCTATGAAACATATTATTAATATGGCGGCGGAAAGAGGTAAGTTTATATGCCAAAGTCAATCCATGAATTTGTGGATGAAAAATCCTACTTATGATAAACTAACCACCATGCATTTCTATAGTTGGTCGAAAGGATTAAAGACAGGACAATATTATCTAAGAACAAAAGCCAAAGCCGCTCCACAACAATTTACAGTAGAACCCGATAAAATGACTACCAAAACAGATAGTTCGGATGATTACGAAGAAGAAGAATGTTTGATGTGTGGTTCGTAATAATATCCATAATAACACCATATAAATCATACCATATAAATCATACCATATAAATCATACCATATAAATCATACCATATAAATCACACCATATAAATCACACCATATAAAAAATAATTATATAATCAATAAAAAATTATATAATTATTACTATTCTAAGTGATATTTACTTGTCATATTTACTTTTCACTTACTAAGAATCACAAATCGCAAATTTCATTAAATCGTTTCTTAAACTCGAAATCACTGTTTAATATGTCTTTATTATTGACTAAGTAGTAATAGCAACGAAAGCAAACAAAGACATCAATCAATGAATTGTGTAAGTTATTGGGTATTGTTTTAAATAAATACTGATGTAACTCTACAAGTTTAGGGCGCTTGTAACTAACTTTTTCCACGCTTTTCATGTTAGATATTAAAGTATCCAGTTCATTTAAGTAAGTAACACAGACATTACTTCGTGCTAGTTGAAATGTATCACGACATCTTTCCAACATTTCTCTTGCATGAATATACTTATCATATCGCTTTAATTTACACACATCGGTTGAGTTTTCCATAGTACAATACCATTGGTGGTTTCCTTTGTAAATAGCATCCGCAAAATTATGTCGTATTAATTCAATACGCATCATACGCTTATCAAATCGAGTATTATGACATACACATACATCTGCTGTTTTTAAATCTTGGTTAAATAAAGCAACGATTTCCTTGGGGTCTTTTCCTTTTGTTTTAGAGATTTCATTTGTAATTCCATGTATGTCAGAAGATTCTTTACTTATTGTAATGCCATCAGGCACTTTTAGTATATAATCGCATACCTTAACTACTTTGTTTGTTTCAACATCAAACAGCAGCCAACTTAATTGCACAACATAAGGATATTTGCTTGTATTATATAATGATTCCCTGTAGTTTTCAATTAGTCCAGTAGTTTCTGTGTCAAATACCAATACATACATAGTGTTCTTTAGTTGGTTTGGTTGGTTGTGTTAGTTGTGTTTGCTAAGAGGTGACTGTTGTATATAATATAAATACAATAGATATGAGTATTAAAAATATAATTATACTTATTTTTAAATCAATTTAATCATTTAATTATGCGGTTATATATTAATCTTCGTTAATCACACATACATTGTGCTAATCCATCCCATACTCGTCCACAATCATCACACACCATATAACTGTCGCCATCTGAATCGTAGTAAAGTCCGCCTTCTATTTCAACACCACTATTTTGTGGTTGTGGGTGTGGTTGTTGTTGTTGTGGTTATTGTTGTTGTTGTAATTTATTGAAGTGATCTTCGCATTTATCTACTCGCAATCCCCTTTTCTCTCCCATTTCTTTATCCGGTAATCGATATAATATGTGATTTACCCATAGTTTCATTATAGTTGAATTGGCTATTTTTCTTCTAGCCACTTTCTTTTTTATTTCTTCTAACAATTTCTTTCTTACTAATTTCATAATACTACTTAATGTAAATGTATAAAATCCACGCCATGAACCAAAACTATTATATTTAGCATATTCTATATCAATTGACTGTTTAAGTATTTCATCATATTTTCCATCAATGTTTATTATAGTTGTTTTATTTAAAATTTTATTAACTACATCAAATACTTCATCGTAGGAAGGTTCCGTTTGTTCGTACCAGGCCATTTTGTCGTGAATTTGCTATGAATTTGCTATGAATTTGCTATTATTGATATCATGTTTAATTATTGAATGACATCAATTTAATGTTTAATATGGTAAAGTATTATGGTGATATTACTACCTATCATATGATACGCTTAATTAAGAGTTAGCACTGGCTTTAAATTAGAATATTGTTCCACGATTTTATAACTAAACCGATGTTTATCTGTAACTCCATACTTTTCTATACCAGACATATGATCTTTTGTTCCATATCCTTTATTATTACGCATATTGTATCTTTCCTCTAATATAGGATACTTATCGCATATATTTTCTATAAATAAGTCTCTTTCCACCTTTGCCAATATTGAGGCCGCCGCAATGGAAGCATACTTGTTATCTCCTTTTACTACACAAGTATGTGGTATATATTCTCCATCTCTATCGTATGGCTTGAATTTGTTACCATCCATTAATATGTGTTCGGGGATAACAGTTAATTTGTCTAACGCACGATGAGTTCCCCAGTAAGTAGCATGAAATATATTTAATTTATCAATTATTTTTTCATCAACCGCAAATATAGAATAATCAATCGCATTTTCTTTAACATAATCATATGCCATTAATCGTTTTCTATGTGAAGTAAGCTTTTTACTATCTACAATAAGATCATTTAAAAACTCTTCATCTTGTGGAAATATAACTGCCGCCGTATATACGGGTCCAAACAAAGGACCCCTACCTGCCTCATCAATCCCCACCTCCAATCTATCTTTTTCCATATAACTTAACATATAATGTATACACTATCTTATACATTATATTTAATATTTGTTAGTTATTGTTGTAATCTTTCTTTATTTTTTCCTTGTTTTTCTGCAAATATTCCGTGTCTTACCTAAATTGTATTTACGGTCCATATAACGCATATCTTGAGTAAGTATTTTACATTCTTTGGGTTTACGATTTTTTCTATAAATACGCAATATATTAAACCGACCTTTCTTAGCTAATGCTGCTTTTTTCATAGATTTCCCTGTTTTTTTCTTTTCCATTCTTACACCTTCATTTATGGCAAGTCGCCTTTTTCTAGACGAACTTTTGATTTTATAAATGTATTTACGAGTTTTATTATTAATTTTTCTTAATTTAGGCAACTTTCTTGTAGTTGTTTTTTTTACCATATATATACCAGCAAGATTAATATATCTTATTTAATTTATAACTTTATACAATCAAACCAAATGTAATTATTTTTTTCATACTATAATTTATATGAAAAACTTTTTACCTTTTATTATACTTATATTAATTGCTTCTTTATTTGCTATTTTAGCGTTTTATACATCAAGAGTAATTGAAGGCAACGCACAAAAAAAAGATTGTGAATATAAATGGGGTGAATGGAGTGATTGTGTAAATTTAAAACGAACAAGACAATTGCAAATTACACAACAACCTGAAAATGGTGGCAACGCTTGTCCGGCACAAGAAGACAGAACCGACACTGAAATTTGCGCTACTGGTGGTTCAACCCCTAATTCGGCAAGAGATTGCACGCGACCCAACGATGTTACTGGTTATGAATTCACAAGTGAAAATCTTTCGAAAACCGCATTTGAAGTGGGAGGGTTAAAATGTGCGACTGGTTATTATGGTTCGCCAGCAGCCGTTGCTTGCAATTCGTTTGGACAACCTTATAGTTTACAAGGATGTAATAGAATATCCATAGAAGTAAACACTTCTAATCCACGCCATTTAATTGTAAATTTTGCAAAAGACGCAAGTATTGAAGGAAGTCCAGGAGACTTAAAAAATAACTTTAAATACAAGATTGTTGAAGAAGATACCAGTTTTAAAAAAGTAAACCAAGCGATTGTCACTAGTCAAACACAAATAAAATTAATATTAAATGCCGATATTAAAATCAATCAAACTGTTTTAGTAAAATACAATCAAAACAAAGGTAAAAATAACGGCGGAGCTGAATTAAAGATAAACGATATTACAGTAGATACAATCGACCAAATACCAGTTGTTAATAATATAATTGATAATATTAGTCCAATAGTCCGTGTTATCGTTGTAGAAGATGCCGATCCGCAAAAAATAAAACTATTAATGAGTGAACATCTCTCCCCAAATGATAAATTAGATAAAAACGATTTTAAAATATCTGTGGATGGCGATGAATCCAGAACACCCAACAAAGTTACTATCGACGGAAAAATGATGATCATTCATTTAAGAAGTCCAGTTACGCAAAATCAAGCAGTTAAATTAGAATATAAATATGGAACCGACCCTGCAAAGAAAATAAAAGATTTAAACGGTAATTTGTTATTGGATATTGAGAATTTAACTGCAATTAATAATGTGGGATATCCAAATCGCGATCGTTCTATTTTATTAGAATATGCATCTGCCGAAGATGTAGAATATGTAGAATATGATGACTCCAAAGATACAGATGATTCTCAACAAAATAACTACAATCAATACTGGCCACAAGACGAAGCTTATTTTAACGACCAATATATTAAGAGCATGGGTGCACACAATCCATTTAATTACATTAATGATTTAAACAATATCGACTGCAAAATAGACCCATACAACAAAAACAGGGCAATCTGTGATTTAAAAAGAAATCAACCTATCAAACAATATAATTTAGATGAATTAAGGGACAACAGAGGAGATGAAAAAGACAAGTATATTTTAAAAACCAAAATCGTTCCGGTGATCACCCCTGCATGTCCTACTTGTTTAGACGATGAACACGACTCGCCTACTCCTGAATTAAAATTAAATAAATCGTTGTCTAAGTTATTTGATGTAGAAGAAAATTTAAAACTAGATAATTATGACCGCACAGTAAAGAAAAATCCCAATTTACAAATTAATAAAGGATTAAAAACATTTCTGGATAATGTAAACAAAAAAATGCCTCAATTAAATAAAAACTTAAGTAAGGACTTGAAAGGGACTTTAGATGAAACAATCGGACCCGCACTAAATACGATGGTTCCGGAAATGATTACTCCTGAAATGAGTGGGCCTCAATCCAGTTCGCCACAGTTTAATATGCCACAGATTAATACGCCATCGTTTAAAGATAGTTTAAATATGCCAAAAATGACACCCAGTATGAAAACACCTTCGTTAAATCCAGAAGTGTCCAATGTGGTAGATAAAACTTTAGATACCGTAAGTAAGGCAGCTGAAACTGTAAATATTGACACGCGTATGTTAAATCATAACAAGCCTACGGCATTAACACATGAAATCGCGCATATTAAATCAGAAGGACGAAGTGGTGGATTTATCCCCATGTTGACCAGTTTTTCTGCTTTTTAACTAAATGTGCCATAATAACTATATTAAAGTATAATACAATATGTTATATCGTATTATAATACAATCTACAATTGTGTAATAGATTACAATTCTATTTTTTGTTTTATGCAAGCATTGTCCATTTGAAATGTTTTTTCCTTTGTTTCTGTAGGGACTATTTTAATTATGCATTTAGATTTGTGGCCGTACAACGGCGTCTCACAACCCTTTTCTTTTTTGTTTTTGTTTATTTTTTTCAATTCGTCCATAATCTTATTAACAGAGGTTTCACTACAACGCGCTCTAAAGTGTTCATATCTCTCCCTAACTTCTTCAAAACTTAATCCAGATTTCTTTTTCAACATAGTATTAATGTGTTCATGTAAATCATACATCCAACGGGAAAAGTTTGCTCTATTTTTTAGCACAGTATCTGTTAAAGGAACGGCTTTTAAATTGCCGCGAAGATTCATTCTGCAATATTTACACGGCAATACATGTTTTAACGACATCACAAACTGTTTGTAATATTTTTTATCAGCATCCGTGGGTTCTACTGGATAATTAAAACTCATGGTGTGCAAATAATGCCATAAACTAGGACCCCACACACTTGTCAACATACCATCTTTGCTTTTAAAATCTTTATCGTTATACACTTTCTTTTTATCGTTTTTGCTTGTTATTTTTTGCTTTTTCTTTGTTTTATTATTTTTTTCTTTATGTTTTTGTTTTTTAAATGTTTTTGTCATTGTGATTATTATATATACTATATTAATATAATAAAATAATCAAAAATATTATTATTCAATAGAAAGCATTTCTCCTTTTAAATATTTAACAAGGTTTTTTGAAAACTCATTGCCATTGCCATTACTATTGCTTTTGTTTTTATTCAGTGAAACATTATACTTTTCTTTCCACAATTCTTTGTAATATTCATTTGTCGTAGTAGACTTATTAATATCTACTACATTTATTGAAGAACTCATATCAGACTTTATATTATTTAGAACTATCATAATTGATATTATAGTTTATAACAATACTTTTAAATTCGTTAAATTATTGTTGTAAAAAAATGTAATTATTTGTATATAATGGGTTTCGTCAATAACATTAAAAGTAAAATGCCACAAATAGTTCAAAACATATCAAAAACGCAATTTATGATATGGGGGGGTATTTTAGTATTATTTATCATCGCTGCCATATTTGTGTATATTAACTATATTAGCCCCCAATTAGTAAATATGGAATACAAAGCAAATTATGAATTTGATAAAACGGTTCAAGATAAAGGAGGAAAGGCGGATATTAGAAAACGTGTCGATTTATATTTATTTTGGGCTTGTTGGTGTCCAAATTCCAACAAAGATGGACCAACTGGAGAGAAACTACACGAAATGTGGGAAACATTACAAGAAAAAGTTAAAAACAAAGAAATCTCTTTTAAAAATTTTGACATTACTTTTCACACAATACAAGAAAAAGAAGATAATTTTAAATCGGAAGAAGAAAAATTAGTAGGCAAAGATAATATAGAAGGCTTTCCCTCTATATTTATGAAATATACCCAACTGATAGATAATAAAGATCAAGAATTTGTTTGTGAGTTTGATGCTATGCCTACTTTAGAAAATATAACGGAATTTATCGGCGATAACTTGCGTTCATCCGCAGCATGTAAAAGTAAACAGTAAACAGTAAACAATATCTACACTATATTCGTTTCGTTGTTTTCATTTGACTTGACTTGCTTTGCCTCTAAATACAATTCACACACCTCAATACCTTTTAAATATATTGCGTTGCGGGCTTCGGGAGAGGTTGTAATTTCATGATAATCACATACATAATCATCAAGGGTTGGTATTTTTATAAGATATTCATATTCATCGGCGCTTACTTCTGGAGTGCCATTCACATGCAATTTACCCAATATATTTATAATGTAATTAAAATAAGTATCATCGACACTTATACGCTTATCTAAAGTATCACTTCTTAACACTTCTAATACCAATACCTCATCTTGCTTTATATTTTCTTGTTTAACACACATGTCAACTGGTGTATTTGTATGCATTCCACCATCTAAATAGCAAATGCCTTCATACTCATACGGTTTAAATAGAGTAGGAATACATGATGAATAATACAACGCATCTAACACCAAAATTTCCGGCGTAGTTTCATAATCAAATTGTTTCAATTGAAAGTTAGACGCATTTAAGGCAAAAACACATAGTTTAACATTTGTTTTTCTATAAAATTCCGACATAGTTAATGTATTTATATCCATACCTTTTGCATTAAACAAATGTTCAAACAATTTACCAAATAAAGTCTTATTTATTATTCCCTTGTCATTAAAATAATTAAAAAAATTAATTTGGTCGACATTAAATATTTTATGCCAAGTTCGTTCTATAAAATAGTTTATAATTTGTTTAAAATCAAATCCAAGACATAAAACAGCGGATAATATACTACCACACGATATTCCATAATATCCTTTTATATTTTTTAAGTTTAAATGGTCGGTTTCTATTAACTTATTTAGGATCCCTAAGTATGCTATCAGTTTAATACCACCTGATGGTAAACAAACATATTTTATCATTATAATTATATTATATTAACACGATATAATTATAAGTTTTTTATCTAATTTAATTTTAAATTAATGGATGATATATTTAGAGAGAAATTAAACTTAGATGAGTTATTTACACAAGATAAAGAAGATAATAGCAACAAAACAAAGATATACCAGAAAATATTAGAACGAGTTCATCACAAAATTAAATTAACATCTAGACAGCGCAACAATATGAAGTGTTGTTGGTTTGTTATTCCCGAATTTATATTAGGCTTACCAAAATATAGCATACAATTATGCACGCAATATGTAATGGAGAAATTAGACCACAACGGATTTATAATTAAATATACTTATCCCAATCTACTATTTATATCATGGAATCATTACATACCCGATTACGAACGAATGGCTATAAAAAAAGAACAAGGGATATCGATTGATGGATTTGGCAATATTATTAAAAATAAAGGCAAAGGCGATGATAGTAATCCAAACAGTTTAATGTTGAAAAATGGACCCGACGTCGAACAACGTAATCAGTCTAGTAAAAGCAGCAATAACGATAAATATAAATCAATTAATACTTACAAGCCAGGTGGACTTATTTATTCCAACGAATTGATTAATAGCGTAAATAATGCCACTCACAAGATAGATTAGTAGGGGCTGGCATTTTATTCATAAAATGATTAATACTTATTAATACTTTTTAATACTTTTTAATACTTATTAATACTTTTTAATAGAGGTATTGATAAATAAAAATGTTGTGATATTAGTTGAGTTATTTATTTGTCTTCTAAGCTTTCAATACAATCTAATGCTTCATATATATCCACTGTTTTAGCAATGTCTTTTATAATGGTTTTATTGGCAACGTCATCGTCGTTTTGTTTTATAATTTGAGAAGAAATGTTGAATTTTAATTGTTCTCTTTCCACATCATGAGGCAACGGGTTTTCCTTATCATATTCATTATAAAAATCAATATACGCTTTTTTATGCAATTGTCCTACTTTTGTATACAAAGTGCTTTTGTTATCCATCGCAACATCTTCTACCCATCCATCTCTTTCGTCTTTCACAAGAAAATTCTTCAGTTTTTGATCGGTGCAGTGTATGGGTCGCTCTGTTATAGGTAAATCTTCCAAACCCTTCAATAGTTTTTTTGATACAAAGTTTTCAACCAGTTCATTATTTTTCATTATGTCTCCCAGTTTAAACGATAAATTATTAATAAAGCCTTGTATAGGTTGCGCGTTCGAACAATACTGGTCCAAGAAAAAGTTGATTGAAATATTATTGTTGTATATAATATTCTGCTTTGACTTCATTTTTTTAATAGTGTTGGTTTCCGTCTTAAGTATGTCTTGGTTTTCTAAAATGGTATTTAGCTGCTGCTTTAATGATTCAATATTATTATTCATTTTATCTTCTATTTTATTTAATTCACAGTCTTGATTATTTGGGTTTTCATTGAGTGACTTATTTTGAGTCGGATTTATGGCAACATTTTCACCCAAAAAAATGCTCGTTTTAATTAAGTGCTTTTTGGTGTGATTGTGTTTATCATAATGCGACTTTTGTGATGCAGAATAGTCGCATATTTCGCAGTAGAATTTTTTGCCACTTTTGATATTTTTAACACTTTTAACACTTTTTAACACTTTTCCTTGTTTTTCTAAATGTTTTTTGGTCTCAATATGTCGGATATAATTGGACTGGCGAGATGTAGTATAATCACATTTTTCACAAATATATAATTCAGTTGTAGTTGCTCGTTTTTGGCATTTTCGTGCTCGTTTTTGCTCTTTTTTTCTCATTTATATAAAAAACAGATAAAAATTTTAAGCCATTTTTTCAAGATATTTCATAAAAAAAGGCACTACAAATTTGGGAAATTTTGAAAAAAAGGCACTATTTTGGAAAAAAAGGTTCCAAAAAAGGCTCCCATCGAAAAAATGTTTTTGTTCGATGGGTGCCTTTTTTTCAAAATAGTGCCTTTTTTTCCAAAAATCGCAAAAAAATTCGAAAAAAACGCAAATTTTTTTTAAAAAAATCGCAAAAAAATGCAAAAAAATTGGCAAAAATCGCAAAAATCGGCAAAAAATGGACCATTTTCGAGGGTTTTTTTGAAAAATTATGGTTTGCCGTTCCTCATCGTGTAAAAATTTACAAGAAAAGTCGTGGTTTGGACCAGTCTTATTTAACACTTTTTTTGACGATTTTTCAAAAAACC